TGCGGCACCTGCGAGAAACAGTTCGGCACGTTGAGTCTGTACAACAAGCATTTGGGTAGCCGCTGGGTGACACGACGTGCGCGGCAGCTCGTCGTGAGCGGCCAGGACACCAAAGCGGTCGTTTTGGAGAACCAGGCGCTCAATTATCGCGAAGAGCAGACCCGCGAGTTCGCGCGGCGCGAATTGGCGCGGAAATATCTGTTGTATTACGTCAAACAGTTCAATCCGGACTATAAATCGGGGTGGGTGCACAAGGATATTGCGCGCCGTCTGGAGCAGTTTGTACGCGAAGTGGAGCAGGGACTGTCCCCTCGGCTCATGATTTTCGTGCCGCCGCGGCACGGGAAAAGTACCTTGGCGTCGTTGGAACTGCCCGGTTGGGTGCTCGGGCTGCATCCCGAATGGGAGGTGATTTCGGCCTCCTACGCGTCTAGTTTGCCGATCGGGTTTTCGCGCGTTATCAAAGATCGACTCAAAGACCCCGATTATCAGGCGATTTTTCCTGGGACGAAGCTGCGCGCTGACGCGCAGGGTGTCGAAGAGTGGTTTACGACGAAGCGCGGCCGCTACCGTGCGGCCGGTGTAGAAGCGGGTATCACCGGTACCGGCGCGCACATCCTCATTATTGATGACCCGATCAAGGACTATCAGGAAGCACAGTCACCGAAAGTGCGCGAGAACGCGTACAACTGGTATACCTCGACCGCACGTACTCGTATGGCGCCCGGCGGCGGCGTATTGCTGATTCAGTGCATGACTGGCGATACGTCCGTACTCATGGCTGATGGCAGCGGAAAAGCGCTGGAGCACATTAAAGTCGGCGACGCGGTGGCGACATACGACAACGGTTCGTTGTCGGCGTCTGTAGTGGTTAACTGGGCGAATCAAGGCCCTGATTACATCTATGCGATCACGACGACTTCCGGTACGATTGTCAAAGCTAACGAGCGGCATCCGTTTCTCGTTCAGCGCGACGGAGTTCCGGAATGGATAAAGTTGAAAAACCTGCGGGTTGGGGACGTGATAGTGCGGGTAAATCACTCCACTGGGGAAAATGGAAAGGGGTTGTCTGCTCCCACGAAGGATGCGGCAAACCGGTGGTCACTAAAGGCTATTGCAGCTCGCATTACAACAAAGCTCGTTGGGCTAGTGGCGTGCGCCCCCCATCCGTCAATCCCGTTTCGCGCCGCGCCGCTCACCTTAAACACCGATACGGGCTCGAACACACCGATTACCTACGGCTCGTTGAAGAGCAACGCGGATTATGCGCTGTCTGTGGGCTCCCCCCAGGCAAAAATGTCCGCGCGCACTGGGGCAGCAAACTTTGCGTCGACCACAACCATCGCACCGGAAAAGTCCGCGGACTGCTCTGTAACGATTGCAACCTCGCTGTTGGATACGGCAAAACCGAAGACGTGTTACTCCGAGCCGCTGCGTACGTGCGACTTCATACTGGATGAAATAGTAAGCATCGTAGAAAGCGGCGTTGAGGACGTTTTTGACATACAGGTGGCCGGAACAGAAAACTTCATCGCCAACGGGTTGGTTAGCCATAACACTCGCTGGCATGACGGTGATCTCTCCGGGCTGCTGTTGTCGGATAAGCAGGCGCTCCTCGAAGCGGACGTACCGCTCGACGAAATCGATAACTGGCAGGTGATTTCCTACCCGGCAATCGCCGAGTACGACGAGTATTTGTTCCCGGATCGCTCGATTCAGACCGCGCCGGAAGTTGTACCGGAAGGGGCGATCCTGCTACGCCATAAAGATGATGCGCTACATCCGGAGCGATACACGTCGCTCGAACTGCGGCGTATCCGTAATACGATGCCATCCGTGCAGTGGAACGCACTGTTCCAGCAGAATCCAGTACCGGAGACGGGTGAATACTTCACGAAAGACATGTTTCGTACCTTCTCCGCGCTGCCTGGCGCGGAGGATGATTTCATCTGGTTTACCGCCTGGGACCTGGCGATTGGTGAGAAGGCTCAGAACGACTGGACCGTCGGTACCGTGGCGGCGTACCACTATTCGGGCGCGATCTACGTCATGGACATGGTGCGCGCGCGCATGAATATGTACGGTATCATCACCGCCATGATGGCGCTGGCCAAGAAATGGCCGCACATCCAGGTGATGGGTATCGAGCAGGGGCAGATTTACAAGACCATGGCGCCGCTGCTAAATGAGGCGATCCAGAAGGAGAAGCTCAAGCTGTCGCTGTCCGAGGAACTCAAACCCGTCACCGATAAGTTGATGCGTGCCCGGCCGCTGCAACAGAAGATGCAGATGGGTCTGGTGCATTTCCCTACGGCGCAACCGTGGGTTAGCTTGGTCGAGCGAGAGCTGCTACGATTCCCCAGCGGCACGCACGATGATATTGTCGATTCACTGGCTTGGCTTATCCGCATGTCGATGGTACTTTCTCCGCCGCGCCCGCAGAAGGCGCGCAATCAGGGGCGTAAGCCTGAAAGTTGGAAAAAACAACTGGTCGCCAATTCTGGCGCTAAATCCTTCATGACGGCTTGAGCGCAATGGCGAACGACGAAAGCAAAGCGCAAGACAACTACGAAGGCTATCGTTTCTGCCGCAATCAAGGGCACGACGATTTCTTGCGTCGTTCGGCTCTGAGCTACGATTTCTACGCCAATCGTCAGTGGTCCGCTGAAGAACAAGCGGAGATGCGCGAGACGAACCGGCCGACCATTACGGTCAACCAGACGTTCCGCACCCTCGATTCCATTGTGGGCGAAATGCTGTACTCCACTGGCGACGTGCGGTTTACCCCTTCCTCGATCGACGCGCAGGACGACGCGGCCGATGCGATGGATAAAATCTGGGTCAACACGAACCAGATAAGCCGCACGGAATTCTTTGAGCCGCAGGTATTGCTCGACGGCATGTTAACCGGCCGTGGATACTACGACATCCGCGTCGAGTTCGATCAGCAGTTGATGGGCCAGATCAAGATCGGCCGCAAACGCCCGCAGAACATCGTGTTGAACCCCCAGATCGCTAGCCGCGATCCCGATAAATGGCCCGAGGTCTACGAGACGCGGTACACCAGCATCGACGAAATCAGTCTTATGTATGGGTCGGCTGCGGCCGAAGAGATCAAACAGGCAGGTCAAGGCGCATTTCTGTGCCCGGAAGATCGGTATGAGGAGCGGCTGCTCTCGAATCGCATCGACTTGTCAGCACCGACCGGTTTCGACCTTAATCGCTCGCCAGATGCCCAGAACTACCTAAAGACGCGCCGGCTGATCGAGCGACAGTACCGCGTCAATAAGTACAAGAATTTCTTCGTCGAGCCGTCCACCGGCGACATGTCGGAAGTACCGGAGAACTGGGACCGTAACCGCGTGGCCGCGATGGTCGAAGCCGCCGGTGTGCAGGTCATTAAGCGCCGTTGTTCAACCATCCGCTGGATGGTGACGTGCGACCGGTTCGTCCTGCATGACGAGGATAGCCCGTACAACCATTTTACCATCGTGCCGTTCTTCCCCTGGTTTGTTGACGGTTACACCATGTCGATGGGCGAGAACCTGGTCGACATGCAGCGCATGATGAACAAGCTGTATTCCCAGTACCTGCACATCCTGAACAGCGCAGCGAATTCTGGCTGGAAGGTCAAATCGGGCACACTGCTTAATATGACTGAGGAAGAGCTGGAAACGAAGGGCGCCAAGACCGGTCTGATCGCGGTTGTCAATGATATGGCTGGCCTGGAGCGTATCGAGCCCGGTACGCTGCCGGCAGGCCACGATCATCTGGCGTCAACCGTGCGCGCGATGTTCGACGACGTGTCCGGTTACACCCAGACCATGAAAGGCGCGGACCGTGCTGACGCCGCTGGTAAGGCGATCGACGCGAAGATTACCCGCGGTTCGGTCAACCTGGCCACAGCCTATAACGCGATTTACCACGCCAAGACCATGCTCGCCGAGCGCACGCTGGACCTGGCGCAGACCTATTACACCGAAACGCGGTATGTGCGTATCGCCGACGGCAGCGGCCAGCCGTCGACTGGCACCACGCTAAACCAGCCAACTCCCGAGGGCTCGTTCCTCAACAATATCTGTGTCGGCAAATACATGGTGTCGATCGTCCCGAGCACGCAGCGCGAGACGGTGGATCAGAACGCGTTCGACCAGTTGGTGAAGATGCGCGAAGACCTGGGCGTCAAAATCCCGGATAGCGTGCTCATCCAGTACAGTGCCCTGCCAGACAAGAAGAATGTCCAGACGGCGATCCAGAACGCGGGCGGTACGCCGCAGCAGCAGGCGCAGGCGCAGCAGCTGGAGCAGCAGATGCAGCAGGCCGAGCTGGAAGACAAACAGGCCAGCGCCATGAACTCGCGCGCCCAGGCCGAGCTGGCCATCGCACGGTCGGGCAAAGCCAACGCCGACGCACAGTCCGATCCGAATGCGGCGCGGCTGCAGATGGATCAGGCCCGACTCAACGCCGAGCAGAACCGCGACGATCAAGCCAACCAGTTGAAGCAGCGCGGGCAGGACATTGACGCGGCGACCAAACTGACTGACATTGAGTTGAAGCACCAACGCGAGTCCAAGAAAATGGAACTCGACGCAGCAGCAAAGAAAACCCAAGCGGCAGCAAAACCAAAAGCCGCCCCCAAGTCAAAACAGCCACGCTAGAGGAAATGATCCATGGCCGCAAAAGATGGTGGTAACCCGGGCGATGCAACGATCGATCTGTCAAAGGTTGAGAAAGGGGCAGGCGATGGGCTCGCGGCGTCCCTAACGGACGTCGATAAGATGGATTTCGGCGACGAAGTCACCGAAGAGACACCCCTTACTGAGAAAGATCCGTCGAAAAAGGCGCCGGCTAAAAAAACCAAGGTCAAAGAAAAAGAGGCAGTCGTCGAGGAACCGGTCGAGGAAGAGGAAGAAGAGTCCCCCGACGCAGAGGACGAAGAGGAAGAGGAGGAGACCGACCCGGTCGTCGAAACTCCACCCGCCACAAAAAAGCCCGAAGTCAAAATGGTACCGCAGGCGCGCATGATGCACGTCAAGGCGCAGCGCGATAATCTGGAAACGCGTCTGGCCGAAGCCAATGCGCAGCTGGAAAGTCTCAAGCAGTCCACGGGTAACGCGAAGAACGCTCAGCAATACGAAGAGCAGATCAGCAATCTGTACATCGAGCTGGAAAAGAAACGCGCCGAAGGTAACGTAGCTGAATCTGCCGCGTTGGCGCGTCAGCTGGATCGTATTAAGGATGACGCCAACAAGCGTCAGGCCCAGATGATCTCGCAGATTGAGGCGCGTAACCAGCTGGAACAGCGGGTTTACGATGCTGTCGTGGCCCAGTTGGAGCTGGCTGACCCACGGGTCAACCCGGATTCGGACGAGTTCGATCAGGACCTGGTTCGTGATATGGACTCCATGACCCGCGGTTACGAGGCGCAGGGCACACTACCGTCCGAAGCCCTGAAGCGGGCCGCTACCCGCATTCTGGGTAAGGACGTGTTGTCGGACCGGAAGAGCCTGCGCGAAAAACAGCCTGAGCCAAAAAAGACCGACCTGAAGAAGAACCTCGACGCGGCCAAGAAAATCCCGCCGTCGTCAACCAGTGAAGAGCGCACTGAAAAGGCGCAGTCGTTGAAACCGTCAGCAATGACGCGCGATGAATTCGCCAAATTGCCAGAAGCGACCCAGCGTCGTCTCATGGGTGATGAACTCGAATAAAAACTGTTGCGTGGTTGTAAACGTTCGTGTAACGTGCGGGGCGCATGGTTCATCATGCCGCCCCGCGCTGCGTTAATGCCGATTCGTCTCCGCCGAAGGACGTAAAACTTCAGTGCCGCGCCCGTGCTGCGACAACGCCGATTCCGCTACGTCTTGAGCGTTTACCGAGACACAACTCCCCCTAGCATTTTTGTCCACATCGGACAGAGGAATCGGCAATGGCAACTACCAACTTTGCACGCCAGACTGACGAGCAGAAGACCGCCTGGTCGCTCAAGTTTTGGCACAACTACCGCAACAAGATGTTCCTGGGCAACTTCACAGGCACGTCCCCCGATAGCATGATTCAGCGGATCGACGAGCTGAAGATGTCGGAAAAGGGCGCACGCGCTGTGATCACGTTGGTCCCCGACCTGGTCGGCGACGGTGTGGTCGGCGACAGCCAGTTGGAAGGTAATGAGGAAGAGCTGAAGTCCGCCGATCAGGTGATTCGCATCGACCAGATGCGCAACGGTAACCGTCTGGAAGGCCGCATGGCTGACCAGAAGTCCGTGGTGAACTTCCGCAACAACTCAATGAACACCCTGACCTACTGGATGGCCGATCGTTCCGATCAGCTGGCCTTCCTGACCTTGTCGGGCGTGTCATACAGCTTCCACAACAACGGCGCACCGCGTATCGGTTCGGCGTTCCCGGGTCTGGAATTCGCCGCTGACGTCACACCC